TGGTATTCAAGGCTTGAAGTTAAATAAGCGGTTGATCTTTCTGCACGACTACGACGCCAAGCGGCTAATAAACCTGCAACTTCTTTTTCACCTAAATCTGCGCCATTATTTTTCAAGATTCCGGCTGGGGTTGGAACTGAAGCGGCGTTTGCTGCTGCTTTTTCTAAATCTATCGCTGCACGTAAAATTCTTGCGCCGGCATGTAAGATTCCATCAATAGGAGATTGAAAGGTAACTAAACTTCCGACGCCTGACATTGGTCTTTCACGTCCATCGACTGTATAAAAATCTACAAATGTGTTATTTTTATTTAATTGAACTTGAACCCGAGTGTTATTAACAAAATCGAAACGTGCTGGTCTGTTGTCATCTTGATAAACCTCAACTACTTCAAGATAACCGGTACCGTAGAAAATTAACGCATCAATTAATGCGGTAAGGATAATTGAGTTAGGTGCTGACTTAGATAATTGATTAACCCAAGGTAAATTAGGTAATTCCTCTTTTGTTGCCTTGGAATAAGTTTTAAGTTCCATTGTGCCGATTGTTGTGGCTATTAAGTTGCGGCAACGCATAACTGCCGGAACGGAGATTGCTTCCTCACGTCCTACTGATTGAAACGGAGTAAACTGAGAATAAAAATTAAAAGGGTCAGCAACAACCGGAGGGGCTAGTTGAGCCGAAATTTGTGGTTTTGGTTCTAATCCGATTAAGTTACGAAAAAATCCCATTGGTGAAGTATATCACAACGGTTAGACAAAAATCTTAGGAACTGAGATAGGTTTGCTCAACATGTGGACGCACATAGCAGTTGAAATTGCGGCGGTCACGTCGCCGGCTGATTTTCTGCGGATGATTCTCCAACCTGCGTCCGAATACTTAGCAGCAGAGTTATTCATTGAGGCAACCCATTCAGATTGTCCAGAGTGAACTAATCTTAAATTGGATAGTGCGTCGGAGAGTTCCCCACACGCTTGATAAAAGGTTTGTCCGCTTATATCAATTAATTTGTGACCACTTTGACTTAAGCGTTGGGCAATAGAGGCGGTTGCGTATTTGTCATACGCAATTTGAACTGGTCGATATTTCAAAGCCCATTCGTTTATCGAACTAGCCATTCTGAGTTCGTCAATGGCAATATCACTACTAAAGGTTTCCATCACGCCAACCCCAATTTTGCCATCAATAATCTGGGCAGCGACCAATGCGCCTGATCTTTTGCTTGGACTAACGTCAAACGCCATTACAGTCATGGCACCGACTGGCAAAGCGAGTTCTGATACAGAACAAGCCTCAATTGAGCCAAAAGTCCAAGGACTAACCTGCGAATCAATCCACATACATAAAGTTTCAGTCAAAGTGGCTTCAATTGAGTTAGTAGCAATAGATTCCTCAATTGCTTCCTCGGTAATGGTGTAACCAAGGGCAGGGTTAGCCATTGCCCAATACTTTTTATTACGAATGTCAGTCCTAGCCGCTAAAGGTGCTGAATACTCCCAAAATCCAAAAGTCTTACTTGGATAATCAAGCGCACGCTCACGCATGTCGTTCAAAACGGTACTAAAGGCATCACCGGCGTTGCTAGTCATTAAAGTTTGAGAATTAGGTCTTGCTCTAGTTACCGGAACTGCTGCCTTAAACGCTTCCTCACTTACTTCACGTAATTCGTCAATATAAAGGAAGTCGGCGGTCTTGCCTCGGCTTCCGTCTCTTGTTGCGGCTACAATTTCATATCTTGCACCATTGAGTAAAGTAATTGATTCTTGACCATTGGCGTACCTGATCTGCCTTACTTGCGAATTCAGAAACTCATTATCCTCAATAGTGTTGGCTACTTGCCTAAAAGTGTCCAATGCCATGTTTCGATTAGAGGACATTGCAATTATGTTCTTTTCCCCAAACAGAAAGAGTCCTGCCAAGATACGCATACGAGCAAGGTGCGTTTTACCTACTTGGCGAGCGCATAACAATAAATTGCTCTTTCTCTGGAAGTTCCCAGCGGTATCAACCTTCAACATATCCTCAAGTACGTATTCCTGCCAAGGCAGCAACGGCATACCAATTTTTTTGGCTAAATCCACAACCTCAGCGATTCGAGACGAACCTTTTAACGGCGGTGTTTGAATTCTAGGTTTTGTGCTACCTAATAGCGGTTTTTTCTTTGCCCCTCGCTTGGTCGGGCTTTCTTTGACTACCTTAAGTTTTGGATTGGCTGTCATGGCTTTTCAAAAGGTGACGTTGGTCGTGTGATCTGGGTCTCAGGGAGAGATGAGTCTTGAGAGACAGGGGGGGTAGAACCTCGGCTTAAAAAACGGCTACCTTTTTTGCTGTTACACGACTTGCACGCTGAGGTTAAGTTGTCTAGATCAAACAAACTGCCCCCTGTTTTGCGTGAGGTTATGTGGTCAACCGTAGCGTTGCCACCCTCTAGGTGGGTACCACAATAGGTACATACGTACCCATCCCTTGCCAATACTCTAAGGCGTAAGTCCTTCCATTGCTGCGTACCTAATGCTTTGTTTGTCAATGCCATCCCTTTAGTTGCCAATGCTTATAGGCTTTACAGGCATTGATATAACCATCATCATCAATACCAAACTTATGGGCTATGTATGACAGTCCCCAGTCTATCTGCTCATATCCATTAGCAGTACGTAAGTACTCACTCTTACCTTGAGGTATACCGTATACACGCTTAGTACCATCTAAGTTTCCTACTGCTTTGCTATTCCAAGCACTCTCTTTTCCATATAACGAACTAAGGCATTTATATTGTTCTATGGACTCTATCTTTAGTTTTGCATATTCTTTGTAAGTAATCATTCTTTTAGGTTCTAATGCTTGAACGGAATCAATCTTTCTTGACTCAAGGCTTAATGCAATTAAGACAATACACACCCCAAATGCTACAAGCGGCGAACTCGCAAGCCATCCCCTCTGGGGGCTTGCGTTCGCACTTTTAGGTGCGTCACACGCTTGAAGCGTACTCGCCTTGTCAAATCGGTTACGCATGGTTTCTCCTATCGTCTCATTATATGAGATGTGATTTATGCCACACTATGTAATTTATATTGAAGTCCAGCCTATGTATGCTGCCTCTGGATGATCTTTGAGCCATTGCTCTCTAAGGGCATTTTGATAAGCCCAATCTATGTCAGTTGATTCTTTATCCATAACCCTCACTCCATTCATGACCGCAATCTTTACATTCATGAAAGTAATCTTTGTTATATTGGGTGGTGCCGGTGTTATACCTTAAGCACTCTGGGCATTGATCTTTTGGCATATCGAACAGGTTAAACCTTCCATCATCCATGCCCCACATTTTGTGCAGCGTATCGGTTCAACCATTTAACACCTTCATAAAGTCTTGTAGAGGTAGCAACACGACATAATCGCCCGCTTTCTCGCCTTGACCATTACAGCGCAGAACCACAAAGGCAAGTTTATCGGATTTACGCTCTTTTATCTGCTTTATCCAGCCTAAAGGGCTGAATTTAGTTACAGCCTTAACCTCTATGTCAAAGGGAGTGCCTAGGATGTCACTCCCCTGACGACCTGCGCCAGTAGATTCTGCGTATGGGTAGTATTGCTTAAGGTAATCAGCCACTACCTTTTGAGTGCGGTAGCCCCTATGTTTACGTGACTGGGTTGACATGTGGGTAATCAATGTGATTGACGTTATTGCATTGAGGACAAACCTTAACGCCATTCATGTCAATCATTCTTGGGTCGTTGCACATTTCACAACACTCAGATAAAGGCACAATATCTAAATGCACTCCATCATCTTTGAACGTGGCTTTTACTCCATGTTCGTCAATCATTTCCATTTCACCCATTTTCATACCCTTCATCGAAGTACCAGATTCCGTTACTTGTTTGCTTAGCCCATTTAGCGTGTGTATCTACGCCTTTTTTGCATACATAACCGTAGTACGGTTTTCCCTTTCCCTTTGATATACCCTGTTTCAGGATATGTCCATGCTCGCAAGGTTCTGGCTCTTTTGGTTTGGCATTGCTTATTGCGTTGACTGCATCACCAATACCCCAAGAGACAGGCTGAGGGTCTGAAGGTGCAACTTGTTCTGCTACCGCAGGTAAAGTTGACTGGCGTGACTCAAGTTTCTCCTTAAAGGTTAGCGGCTTTTGTTCGGCTGCAATAACCTTAGCCATTTCGGTTTGACTTGGACGCTTTCCTTTTGCTGCGTATCCGGCGTTAGCCAAAGCCCTTCCAATTGCGGACGTTTCCGCATTTTCAAGCGCAGACGTAGAATTAACACCTCTGTCCGAAATGATTTCGTAAGCAAGCCCAGTAGCGTACGGCTGGCTATCAACGCATGTTCTAAAAATCTTGGCAAGAACAATAAAGCGTTTTTCAGTATTCTCCAGCAACTCCGTATGCACCATAAAATCAGGATAGTCAGAAATAAACCTTCCAAGTCTCACCTCCACCGTTTCATAGTCGTTGATATTAAATGCCATCTACTTCACCTTTATATTCTGTGTCATACTCTTTGAGTATTTGATTGTATATTGCGAGGTAGCCAATTCCGTCTTTAACTGAATCGATATGATTAGGTGACTCCGTGAGACGACTGACTTTGACGAGCAGCATACAGATACTGACCTGCATTGGTGATATGTAATCGCCAAGGTAGGCACTCCATAGTTCAGAGATTCTTTCGTGATTTGTTCTGCTTGAACCATAGACGC